ATCCGTCTGTATGACACGAGCCGTACGTTCGTTGTCGTCACTATAATACTCTGATATCAATATCATTTAATTATACCCCTTTTCCACAATAGAGTCAACAGTATAATCCTGATCTACGTCGTGTATAAACGCGCTTATGTACTGTTGAGCTTCCAAAATATCGTTGTATGGTACTCCAGCATATTCGATCATTAAATCCCCAATATCCATGCGCTTTAGCTGTTGATATGTCCAATCCTTACACATATCCATAGAATACCAAAGACAAAGGATCTGATCCTCCTTTAAAGGACCAGAACTTGTTGACCAATACGTATACCATTTAGAATCTGACCAGCGAGAGTAACTCATAATATTATATAGATTACATTGCTATGTAATTATAGAAGTGCCTCTGCTATTTTCAGCGCATCTTCTTCCGTTTTTGCAATCGCAATGTCGATCAGTTTAATGCCTTCTATGTATGAAATTATGTATAGCGGATCAGTAGAATGAGCATATGCTACGATCAAGCATTGCTTACCATTAGGATTGCCTATGTGTTTAATTATATCAACCACGTCTGTGCTCAAAATGATTAAGGTCTTCTTCGTGGGGACCAAGGTTCCAGCTCATACTACAACGAGGCCCAGTTATCTTAGCGCAATGCTCGAATCGAGGGGGAATATAGAGCATATCTCCTGGCTTAAGAGTATATTCTCCGTCCTCTACCCACCAATCCGTCTCTCCTTGATATTGGTGAATCCAAACGTGAAGCGGGTCTCTATGTTCCGGAAATGTAGATGATATTCTACCAAAGCTAAGATACATGCTTGCTTTCGGCATTAGAGTTGGATCGATTGTGTGTAGTAAAGTGAGAGCTTCTCTTACATCTGGATGCATTGATACGCCATGTAGTGCCCATCCATTATTTCCAAGATCATTTATAACAACATCGCCAATCCGAGGATGGCCAAGCTCTGTAATTCTTTTACTAAAAAATTGTGTACAGTCGTATTCATTAATAATACGATCCCAAGACCAAACGGGTCCTAGGTCGTGTTGTATAAGACAAGACTTCTTACCCCATACCTCTTTTTGTTTTTCAATGTCAAGCTTCATTACATCGATTTAGCTATTTGAATTCCAGAACCAAACATACGATTGTAATTATTCAACATATCTATGTTTGGATCAAAATCTACCATAACAAATGCGCGATAAAAAGAAAACGTTTTATCATCTGAGTATGGCAGGAATGGCATCAACCCCAAACCAACCTGACCTGATTGGCCACCAGGCATCATGACAATAGATGCCACATCTTTCAATTGAATAAAGTCACTATGACGTTCAACTAACTTACCTACTACTTCTTCACCTGAAGATAACTTCAGACATACAATTTTATCCATAACCAACCCTTATTGTTAATACCACCCATTATGCATAAACCTATTTTTAGCTTGCATTTTACGAGTTTCTACTATTACATCAAATAAGACAACGAAAAAATTCTTTATATGTTTCATATCATTCCTCTACGAACAAGAATATTCATACGATGTTCCAAATCATAATGATCTGTCGCATCAGAAAGGAACTGCTCGATTTCTTTTACGTAGTGGGGAGCAAATGTTTGTTTTACCCATTCCCAAAAGTTTGTTTGTTTGTGCATGTTTATACCCATATTGGATTTTAAGAAAAAGAAAGCCGAGAGTGTTACCTCTCGGCCATATTGCATTACTCTGTTAAGAATTCTTCTTTTTTAGAACGCTTTGTTTCTGTGAGTAATTGTTTCTCGCTTTTAGATTTAACTGCAATCTTTTTTGGCAACTTATGCTCAGGAATTAAACGCTCGAGAGCAATTCTTAGCATACCATTAAAGATTTCAGCATCTTTCACTTCAATCTCATCATTAAGAGCGAACGTGCGTGTAAAGGCACGATTTGCAATACCTTTGAACAGGAAGTTATCCTCTTCTGATTCGGAGTTAATATTACCACGAACTACCAACTTACCATCATTCATTTCAATATCAATATCTTGTTGGCCAAAGCCAGCTACAGCAATTTCAATAGTATAATGGTTATCACTTATTCTCTTGATATTGTATGGTGGATAGTTAGGAATGTTCTTTGTTAGATCGTCATGCAGCTTTTGCATTTGATTAAATTGCTCATCAAATCCAATAAAAAAACGATCGAAGTCCTTACCAAAGAATGGTGTCAATGTCATATTAGCCTCCTAATTACTTTGCAGTTGCAAATAATTTAGAAGCATCAAACGTCTTCATTTGCTGTTGTGTATAACCAGCAATATCGGAAGTAGTAGCAACTACTTGTTTTGTGAAGGTTGTCTGCGCATCAATAAAAGACTGTAGGGTTTTTGCAACCTTAGTGTCTGGAACAAATGTTTTTACAAATGTGGTTTTTGCACCTTGAACGGTGTCGATAAAAGAATTGACGTATTCTGTCATTTTGTGTTTCTCCTTAGTTAAGCGAGTTAATATTAAAAAACTACCCCGAAGGCGTAGTGGGTCCTGCTTACTGTATGCAGGGGCACCATATCGTTGTGCCAGCTAAATTTATTTATACGTCCCATCCCGAGGGTATGAATATTTATAATACTATTTTTGTTAATTATTCCATTGGAACATAGTCTGATTTAGAAACTCCACAATCAGGACAATTAGCTTCGTCTGGCAGACTCAACCAATCTTCTTCCGATAGTTGGTGGCCACATACAATACAAACATAGATTTTACCTGACATTATTCAATCTCCTGCAATATTTTTTGATAAGCATTTGCATGACGCTCTTCAACTTTTGCAAGCGCTGCAAAACGTTTTTCTGCTAATGCCAGTACTTTTTTGAATTGTTCAGCATGATCTTTCGATTCAGCAATTTGTTCTACGAACTCGTTTCTTGCTAAAGGATTCTGCTCAAGCTCCGCTTCTGTTTTGAATTTAGGATACATGGTAGTAAATTCATACGTCTCACCTTCGATTGCAAGCTCCAAACACTTACGTGTATTTGGCTTACCAATCAGCAATTCTAAGTGACCCCATGCATGGAGGATCTCCTGATCAGCAGTGTGATCGAAATGCTTAGCAACTTCCTCAAACCCCTCTTCGCGGGCAAGTTTAGCAAAGTACCTATACTTAATATGAGCCATCGACTCCCCAGCCAATGCACTCTCAAGATTTTTTAATGTTGAAGACATGTTTTCCTTTCATTAATAAAACATACTATATTATCTATGATAGAAAATATTAATTACAACTAGTTTTTTGATGAAATTAATTAATAACGACGATTGATAAAATCGTTACATCGTAGGACCGTTGCCATTCCTAAAACCAATCTGACCGCCTTCAGCTTTGATCCGCAAAATGACATCTTCAAACAAAATCGGGGCAAAGTCTGGCGTTTGTTCAACACATACGCAATGGTAACGATTATCAATCCACTGTCTTACACCTCGAGTCATAAACTCGTGTGTAGTTTGCGCTGTTATCATAACGCGATCAGCATGTAAATGGCCGTGAATATTAACACCAAAGCGGCCTAGCGATTCTGAGTGAATAGGGATATGACTAAGAATCATTCCATTCATCACATGGTATCCACGAAGGCTACGGAAGTAAGGAGTGTAATCCTCATCCTTAAAGATATCATGGTTACCACGAATTAAAACTTTATCACCATTAAGTCTATTCAAGATAGGAAGAGCTTTACGGTTGATGACAACATCGCCCAAATGGTAGACCTTGTCATTAGGCTTGACTCTCTCGTTCCAAGCCTTAACCATAGCCTCGTCCATTTCCTCAGCTGAATCCCAAGGACGAAGTTTTGTCACCCCATCGTTACGAGTAAAGCGGCATACGCCGGTGTGACCGAAATGCGTGTCGCTCACTAAAAATACGCTAGGCACCGGGCCCTCCTTTATCGGGTGTTTTGTTTAGTAAATAATTTATATCTTCAATTGTTTCAATTGTTAAACTAATCCTATGCTCTTCGTGCATACGGTTGCATACTACGTTATGAGCTACATTAGGATCAATTACCGCTGGTTGTTTTAATTCGAACGAATCTATCATTACCAACGGATCTGTATATTCTATGTGATAATAAGGAATGCCATTTGGCAATTGCCTTTCCTGTAACCACTGTCGCTCAATATGGAAGAAATTTGTACTTGACCCGTCGCAGTTCTTAATTGGCCAAAGGACTCTTGGACGAGAAACAGTGTGCGGCGGTTTACCATAATCCACATGTATAGGACAGGTGCCTATTGTTCTTATGATGGAAGCAGTCGCAATTGTAAGATTAAGACTGTCAAGCGCTTGTTTCAGCTCTGGAACCTCTTTGCATAGCGCTTTGCTATCGATATCCGTCCAGAACTGAAACTTTAGTATATCATAATTGATAATAAGATAATTATATACGAGGTTTGAAATAACCTCATGTTGTGGTATATCTAGGTAACAATAATTTTTCATTGTTGAGAGTACTGTTGTTACTCCTTCCTACGTTATATCAAATGCCAATACAATTTTTGGGCTACAACATTTTGTGGTCCAGTGTATTTCCTTAGCATCAAATATTAAAACATCTCCCTGTATTAAATTATATGATCTATCTTCAAAACAAAGTTCTCCCCCTTTTCCTCCCAACAAACAAACAACCCCTGAATATGTTTGTTTGTTATCACAATGATTGTGGGGAAGTTGATACCCATCTTTATTATATGACACTACCCAAGACCGATCAATTACTCCTTCGATGTTAAGATCGTTAAGCGCTTTATGAATCTCTTCTTGTAGAAGAAAGAAGTTTGGGGCACTTGTTGTCATTAGGTTTTCCAGCCTAGGCTGGAACCCATTAATTGTGGTGGATGTTTCAGCAACAGGAACTCCTTGCATGCACTTAAGCGATTCTATCATAGCAATCGCCGGCATACAACTCCACGGATCAATTTGCGTCTTAATAAATTTCATATTGCGTCTTTCTCATGTAATCTATGGAAGTGAGAGTGGGATTCGA